GTAGTATTTAAACTACGAAAAAACATAACCGAAATTCAAGATAGTATATCCAATGGTATGATTAATGGCCAGGTTGACAATTGGGATAAATACAAGTATATGGTAGGTCAATTAAAAGCATATCAACTAGTTTTACAGGAAATCTCTAACCTGCTAAAAGATAAGGAGCAAAACAATGACGAAGACGCAGACAACAACAAACTCGAACTCTAAAATTGAGTTAACAAATACACCTTTAGTAGGTGTAGAAAAATCAAAACCAAAAAAAATAGATGTAGCATCTTTACTTCCCAGACCTACGGGTTGGAGAATATTAGTTTTACCATTTAAAATGGATGAGAAAACTAAGGGTGGTCTTATTATGAATGAGTCTACATTAGAAAAACAACAAGTAGGTTCTCAAGTAGGAAATGTTCTTGCAATGGGACCTGAAGCTTATTCAGGAAAAAGATTTGAAAATTCTGGACCCTGGTGTGAAGTTGGAAATTGGGTGGTGTTTGCACGTTACGCAGGATCACGAATTCAAATTGAAGGCGGTGAAGTACGTCTTTTAAACGATGACGAAGTACTAGCAACTGTAGAAAATCCAACAGATATTTTACATCAATATTAAACAATAGGAGAAACTATGCCAAACAATAATGAAGATAAGATCATAGACTTACCCACAGAAGGACCTGGAGTAGAGGTTACTTTACCAGAGGAATCTATAAAAGAAGGAATTCAAAATGTTGATATTCCTGAAACAAAACCTGAAGGAGAAGTAAATGTAGTTGAAGAAACTGTAGTTGAAGAAAAACCAGCTGAGTTAATTACTGAAGAAAAAACTGCAGAAACTTCTACTGAACCTAAAAAAGAATTAGAAGAATACAGTGACGGAGTTAAGAAAAGAATTGCTAAACTCACTAAACGTATGCGTGAAGCAGAGAGACAAAAAGATGAGGCAACTAAATATGCCAGATCTGTTATAGTCGAACAAAAAACTCTTAAAGATAGATTGTCTAAAATAGACAAAGGTTTTGTTTCCGAAATGGAAGGCAGAATTGTTTCTGGAATAGAAGCAGCTCAAGCTAAACTTGTTGCTGCCAGAGAAAATAGCGACATTAAATCTGAAGTTGAAGCGTCTAAAGAAATAGCTAAGTTAGGTTATGAAGAAGCTAGACTAGCTGAAATGAAGGTTCAACAAACGGAGAGAGAAGTTAAAGCACCTGTTAATCAACAACCAGTTGCTCCTAATCAACAACAAATACCAAGACCTGATGCAAGAGCATCAGAATGGGCAGAGAAAAACGAATGGTTTGGTAAAGATAATGCCATGACATATACTGCGTTTGATGTTCATAAAACACTAGTAGAAGAAGAGGGTTATGACCCCCAATCTGGTGATTATTATGTGGAATTAGATAGAAGAATAAAACTTGAATTTCCCCACAAATTTGGTACAACTACCAATACGACCAAGCCTACTCAAACTGTAGCTTCTGCTACAAGAGGAGTTAATAAGGCTAATCGCAGAACTGTGCAACTCACGCCATCACAGGTAGCAATTGCTAGAAAACTGAACGTGCCACTTGAAGAATATGCTAAACAATTAAACATAGAGGAGTAATCGCATATGAAAAATAATGAAACTAAAGTAATCGAAGAAATTAAATCGGAGGTTACAGAAGAAGTAGTAAGAGACTCCCGTGCATCCGACAGTAGAGAAGCTGTAAAGCGTCCTGTTGTTTGGAAAGAACCAAATGCTTTAGATAGCCCTGCACCACCGGATGGATTCCGACACAGATGGATAAGAGCTGAAAGCCTAGGATTCGATGACACTAAAAACATAGCTGGTAAATTAAGATCAGGTTATGAATTAGTTAGAGCAGACGAATACGAAGGCGGCTTTCCAATTGTGGGAGATGGTAAATACAAGGGAGTTATCGGAGTTGGAGGTCTGTTGCTGGCCAGAATACCTGAGGAGATCGCACAAGCAAGAACCAAATTCTATAGTGATAAAGCTAGAGAACGAGATGAAGCTGTAAAAACCGATTTATTGAAGGATCAGCACCCGAGCATGCCCATGACTTATGACGCACGTTCTAGCAAATCTTTCGGTGGTAAGTAAAAGTTTTTTAACAATTACGACCCAACGAATTTAAATTAATCGTAACTATTTATAGTTACAAAACAGAGGAAACAAATATGGCTAATATAGATGCAGCTTTCGGTCTTAGACCGTTAAAAACTGTTGGTCAACAAGATGATTCCACTGGAATGAGCCAATACAATATATTACCTGGTGATACATCAGTAATATTTCAAGGAGCCGTAACAGCAGGTGTTGTTGCAGGTTTTGCAGATCTAGCAGCAGATGCTGGTAGTAGCAACCTTGGCGCATTTTGGGGGTGTTTTTACGATGATCCAACAACTCAAAAACCAACCTTCGCTAACTTTTATCCGGGTAGTATAACACCGGCTAATGGTGGCGCAATTGAATGTTTTGTGTACGACAGTCCAATGCAAATGTTTGAAGTTCAATCAGACAATGCAGGAGCGTCAGCACAGGCGGACATTTTCCAAACAGCAGATACTGTAGGTAATGCTAATGGAAGTACAATAAACGGTGTATCAAGTATGGAGTTAGACGATGGAACTCTAAATACAACGGTTCAACAATTAAAAATCCTAGGTGTGTCTAGAGATCCAGAAAATGACGAACTAACTAATCCGAATGTAAATTTCAGAGTAATGTTATGTGACCATTTATTGGGTTCTGGCATAGCGGGAGTATAGGGGTATAGATTATGGCAATATCACGACAACAACTCGTAAAAGAGCTTGAGCCAGGTTTAAACGCCTTGTTCGGACTTGAGTATAAAAGATACGATTCTGAGCATGAAGAAATTTATGCAAAAGAATCATCAGACAGAGCGTTTGAAGAAGAAGTAATGTTATCAGGCTTTGCTAATGCTTACGTAAAACCAGAAGGTTCTGCGGTTGCATTTGACAACGCACAAGAAACATATACTGCAAGATACACAAATGAAACTGTGGCACTTGCATTTGCTTTAACTGAAGAAGCTATGGAAGATAACTTGTATGACAGACTAGCGTCTAGATACACAAAAGCACTAGCAAGATCTATGGCTAATGCAAAGCAGATTAAAGCTGCCTTTACATTAAACCAAGGTCTACCTGGAGTTGCAGCAGCTGTTGCATTCAGATCAGGTGATGGAAGCAATTTATTTGCTACAAATCACGCAACTATTGCTGGCAATGTGTCTAACACGTTACAAACGCAAGCCGACCTTAATGAAACATCATTGGAGCAGTCTATGATAGACATCGCTGCAATGACTGATGAAAGAGGGTTAAAGATTGCAGCTAGAGGAATGAAAATGATTGTTCCTTCTGAAAATCAGTTTAACGCTGAGAGATTATTAAAATCTCAAGGTAGAACTGGTACTGCAGACAATGACATCAATGCACTAAAAAATATGGGTATGATTCCTGAAGGTTATAGAATCAATCACTATTTAACAGACATTGATTCTTTCTACATCATTACTGATGTACCAAATGGTATGAAGTACTTTGAAAGACTACCTATCCAAACGAAAATGGAAGGTGACTTTTCAACTGGTAACGTAAGATATAAAGCTAGAGAAAGATACTCTTTTGGAGTTTCTGACTATAGAGGTATCTTCGGCGTTGCAGGTGCTTAATTACAAAAAGTTTAAGAGGCCGCTTAAAAAACGGCCTCTTTTTTAATATTAAAATAAAGATATAAATGAAAAATTTCTTAGTAAATATATGGGCTTACAATCATCATGCTAAATTTAAATTATTAGCAGAAGATAACCCTAAATCTGTTGAAGATGCAATACTTGACAAACTAGGAGAAAGCAGTATAAAATGGGAAGATCTCGGAGAAAGCTATCATACGGGATTAAACAGAATAACTTTTGAGGAGGTTGTTTATGATACAAGACCTATACAAAGCAAAAAGGTCCTTGGAGTTGAAGTGGGAACAGGAGCATATTAATGAAGATAGGTATACTCTTGAGATGGTCAGAATTGATGACAAAGTTAGAGAAGTCATTACTAAGATCAAGCTTGAAGAAGCTGAAATCGCTCACAGACAAAATAACGTTGAAGGCGTTACTCCACAAGTTTCTGTAGCTACTTAAGACACAAAGCTACATCGCTGAAATCGCACTTTCTTTACGGGCTCTCTTGCACTCTACTTAAAACTAAGATATAAATTACGCACTACATATAATAATTTTTTATTATGGGTATTCAGGCTTGTGTAGTAGTACGCACCCAGAGACTGCAATACTAATTAACACTGGGACACAAAAGGACAAATAAAATGGCAGGAACACACTTTAAAGGCGCAGTAATGTTTTCAAGCGCAACACCAGCACTCCAAAATTTAAATATTGGAAACTGGCCAGATCAAGCACACGCAATTGATGATTTTGATCAACACGTATTCAACGCAGGAAATGCAGCAGGAAATTTTTGGTCTGTAATAGCAGCAGTTAACTGTGCGGCAGCAGTACCCGCATTAGGTGCTGATGGAAGTTTAAACGGAGTAGTAAATAATCCAGCAGCAGGTGCAGCAAATGATGGAACTTTAGTTCAAGGTAACATGAACTATGCAACTCCTCAAACAAGAGGTGATAGATTATACTTTGAATGTAGAACCACTTTCAGTGGTGCAGTATCAGGTGCAGGTATCGTTGCAGGTACTCCAAATATATTTTGGGGAATGGCAGAACAAGGTGCAGCAGCAGGAAGTACATTTGGCGCAGCAGTTACTAGTTTAGTCGGTTTTAAAATGAATGCAGGAGCTGCTCAATTATCAGCTTGTATTAAATCACCAAATGGTGCTGAAATAGCTATAACTCCTACAGACGCAAATTTAGTTACTTTAGGAACAATGGCTCAAAATCAATTCATAACTTTAGGTTTTGAATTAACAAACAGTCCAGCAACAGCAGCTAACAATCAAGTAAAAACAAGTTCAGTTACTTATTACATTAACAGAAAACCTTATGCTTCTTGTATTACTAGAACAGCAGGTGGTGTATCTAGTTCACAATTTGTAGCAGGAACTCAATCAGCAGCAGCAGTAGCTTATGATGCTTTCCCAGCAACTAATACAGCAGCTGAAAGAATGGGTTTGACTTGGGATTACATTTTAACTGCAGCAGTAGCTAATACTTTATCTCATGATTACTTCATGGGGTCGCAAGACAGAGGTATTACTTACGCTCCAAATAACTAATAAAATTTAACTGAGGCCTTTCGGGGCCTCAGTATTAAATTAAAGGAAAAAATTATGAGTAATGATACAAGTTTAAAATCCAAATTTTTTAGTGTAAATGCAGCTAATACTGTTACTACTGCAGCGAATACAACTAATTTAGCTGCTGAACAAGATGTAGCTGACGGCGCTGCTGTTACTTTAACCAATCTTAAAGCAAGTTTTGCAGGAGCAGGTTTTGCTCAAAAATTACAATTTGTTTCAGGAACTAATGATGATAACTCTGGTGTTACATTTACAATTGTTGGAACAGATAATAATGATGCTGTTATTACAGAAGATTTAGTTGGTGGAGCAGGCGGAGTAACTGTTGTAACAACTTTATTTTACAATACATTAACTTCAGTAACTGGAAACGGAGCTGCTACAGTAGATGTTTCTATAGGAACTCTTGCTGGTAATGCAAATATTGATTCAACTGTTTTTGCAGGTAGAACAAGAGTGAGAGGATATCATGGAGTTACTAAAGTAGGTACTTTGATCTTAACTAATACTTCAAACGCTGGTTTAATAACACTTAGAATGCAAACAATAGCGGATCAGTTTGATCCTTATGTTCCAGACAATGGAACGTTGTTTAATCAAGGTTGTTTTATATCACTATCTCAAACAGCAATAGGTGCAGCAGGAAATGGTTTAACTATATTTTTTGACGGCTAGGAGGCTGAATGGCGAATACTACTTC